TAGTCAGCAGAGAAGTTTCTTGCGTAGTTACCAGTATAGTTACCAGTGAAATCACCAGTAAAGTTGCCTGTGTAATCTGTTATACGAGTTCTTGAGTAGTTTCTGGCATAGTCACCAACATAGTCACCCAAGAAACCCCTAGCATAGTCACCAGTGTAATTACCTAAAAAATTCCTAGCATAGTCACCAATATAGTCACCTGCGAAATTCCTAGCATAGTCACCAATGTAATCTCCAAGGAAACTGCGGAGGAAGTTACCCACAAATGTCCCTTCAAAAGATGCGGTGAAGTTCCTTGCGAAGTTGCCAGTGTAATTACTTGAACGAGTCCTTGTGTAGTCAGCAGAGTAGTCAGCAGTTGTTGTAGCAAAACGAGAGTCTGATGCAGTACCACGAGCAGTCCAAGTACCAGTATCAGTTGGAGCACCCTGTGCCGAACTCCGCATCTGGTATGTTCCGATAACACCACTTCCGTTCATCATTCGAGTCTGGACTCGTGTGCCAAAGGTATAAGCAATCTCTGGATCAGACATCTCTTGGACACCTTGGAAGGTGCCAGTCAGTCCACTTGCTCTCTTGATGGCAACAGGTCTCACCGCAGTCGGGGCAGACATTGTATTCTTTACATAGAGATTATATACGGTTCCAGTGGTACCTGTCTGTAGTCTATCAGCAAATACACCTGATTTGTAGGTACCATATCCACTAGGGGCAGATGTGGCAAGTTTGAATACACCGGGATATTCAGATGTCGCAATACGAGACATTAGTCTGTCAGACAGAGTATCCATCTCAGAGGAATCTAATTCGTGTAGTTCTGGTGTTCCACCGTTGTCTGCGAACTCAATGGGGTATCGGAATGCGGCAGAGTCTCCCGCAAAGTCTGCGACACCTTCTCTCTGATACAGAGATGTGGTTTCTTGAATGATCGGAACATTACCACCAGTGAATCCGTGAGTACCCGAACCGTCATCAAACCTACTATCTGTATGAGTACCGATTAAAGTATTGCCTGTTGGGGATGTGGTTATTGCCCCGACATCACTCGAATCCAAGGTAGCAAGATGTAACCCTGCTTGATAAGCAAGGTAGTTCTCTTCGGTAGTCGTTATTTCCTTGAGGTCTCCGTTGGTACCTTCAAGTTTTAATGTCGTAGTTCCCATAGGACTATTTATACAACTCTTACATATAAGGTATAGGTTTCTATGTTCACAGGACTTGCTCCAATTGTTGTTCCAGTATAGTTCCCTGCGAATGTCCTAGCATAGTTACCCAAATAGTTCCTCGAATAGTTACCTGCATAGTTACCTGCGAAATTCCTACCATAATCACCAGTAAACTGAGCAGTAAAGTTTCTAGCATAGTCACCAACAAAGTTACCCGCAAAATCTCGTGCGAATGAAGATGCCCCTGTGAAACTCTCTTGAACAGTGCGTTGGAAATCACTCGCATACTCACCGATAAAGTTACCCAAATAGTTTCTCGCATACGCACCTGCGAAGGTTCGACTATATGCAGTTGCACGAGTTCGTTGATAGTTTACTGCCCGATATCTCAGATATTCTCTTGCAAAATTCCTCGAATAATATTGAGGTGAACCGACATAGGAACCAGAAGAGTAGAACCAGATACCTTTACCCATTTGATATGTCGAGAAACTTCTAGTAAACACGGTTTGAACTCTAGTGACACGAGAAAAGTTTCTGGTATAGTTACCAGTAAAGTTTGCGATATAATCACCAGTAAAATTACCAGTAAAATCACCAGTATAGTCACCCGTAAAGTTTCTGGCAAAGTTAGTCTGTCGATCTCTAGTAAAATCACCAGTATAGGTATCTATTCGTTGACGAACATAGGTGTTGGCAGTGATTCGTTGACTGTTACGAGTAGATTCTGTGGTAAATGTATTACTATAGTTACCAACATAACTTGTTAATCTGGTGTAATTACCTGTGAATGTGTTGGTACTATTTCTCTGATAACTGACACCTGTAGTACTAGTTCGAGTAAAGTTACCAGTATAGGTACCTGCGTAAGCAGTTGCGAAGTTACCAGTGTAATCGAATTCCTCTTGGTCAACACTCACATATAGTGTGCGAGAAAAATTTTGCAAGAAATCTTGACCCAGATAGTTTCCAATGAAATTGTTTGTGTACTCACCCAAATATGATAAAGTATTACCATAGTTACCAGTAAAATCACCAGTAAACTCACCAAGATATGTAAGTGTCGATCCTCTTGTACGACTAAAAGTTGCTCCAGTAGAAGTTGTAAAGTTACCAATATAATCACCGACAAAGGCAGGAGAGTAATTACTCGTGCGAGTTTTTGTATAGGTGGCAGAGTAGGTACTACTGCGAGAAGTTGTCGAACTTCTTAAATATGTAGAGGCACGAGTCCTTGTGTAGTCAGCAGTAAATGCTGAACTCCTTGTTCTCGAATAGGTTGATGAACGAGACCTTGTGTAGTCAGCAATTGTTAAATCTTGTCGAGTATCTGTGGCAGTTCCCTTTGCTTGCCAAGTTCCCGCAAATCCTGCGTTAGTCGGGGTTCCTGTTGCGGAACTTAATAACTTGTACGAACCAACCGAGTTGGCAGTGGCAGATATTCGATTTCTTATATTCAAACCAAGAGTGTACTTAATCTGAGCATCGGTCATTGCCTGTAGACCCTGATAAGTACCTGTTCTACCACTAGACCTCTTGATCGCAAATGGTCGCACCGTTGTGGGTGCGGTCATGGTATTTCTTTTGTAGATATTATATGTCAATGAATGACCATCTGACCTAGTGTCAGTCATTACATTGGCAAGGTTTACCGAATAGTCACTACTTGGTGCGGAGGTTGCCAGTTTGTATGTTCCGGGATAGTCGGAGGTGTATATTCTAGAAGCAACACGATCAAGCAGAGGATTTAGTTTGGTGTCATTCATCTCATCGATAATTGATTGACCACCACTATCTCGCATAGAAATGGGCACACGATAATCAGTATTACTAACCGCAATCGTACCAGTCTTTTGTCGGACTATAGTATCAGTTTGGGTCAGTGACAATAGATTACTATGAGTTCCTATCGCAGAATCATATGATGTGTCAGTGAAAGTTCCGACCGTTCGGTTGCTACCTGTTAAGTTTACACCTAACTGATTTACAGACGAACTATCAAGTGCCGCAAAACCAAGGCCTACCTGATATGCGAGGTAGTTCTCTTCGGTTGTTGACATTTGTTGCAGTTTGGTTGGTGCCGCACTGTCATTTAACTTTAATGGAACACTACTCATTGTGTTACAATACTCCGATTAATTTAGTTGAGTTCCATTCTCGTCATATATCAGTGGAATGTCCGCCCTTAATGCGTTCAATGCATTTACAAAATTTGTTCTTTCCGATCCCGTAAATCCTGTGGCATCCAAGTCACTTAGTAAACCCAATGCTTGGTTTGCGGCAATACCATTGGCATCAAGTGTAGCAATATCTGCCGTGTTTGAATTGATCGCATCTACGAGGGTTGTTCTATTAGTTATTGTGGCAGTAAGGGAACCTAAATTACCTACCGCACTATCTAGTAAGTTTAGAGATTGTCCAATATTACCAGTGGTTGTGTTGTTTGCCGAACCAATTGCATCACCAACTTCGGTGTGTAATTCGTTTATCGCACCACGGAGAGTGGTTGCCGATGTAGCAAGAGTTGCGGCACCGATCTCAGCATCATGCTCGTTGATCGCATCAGCAACAGTTGTCGCAGTAGTGGTCAATGCCTGTGTGGGTTCAACAAAGGTATTGAGTGTATCAATCTCTACTTCTAGTTCTTTAATTGCGGTTGATACAGTTGATGCGGTTGTACCCATTGCTAACGCAGTGATCGTACCTAACTCTGCATCGTGTTCATTGATTGCCGCAGTCAAAGTCTTTGTAGCAGTGGTCAGATTAGTATGTGGTCTCGCACCAATGTCAGAATCTAGTTCGTTGACACCAGTTACAAGATCATTCGCAGTAGTCGAAAGATCAGTTGCAACTAGATTGTTTGATGTTCCTCGGATACCTACTTCAAGTTCGTTGATACCTGATACGATGTCATTCGCATTGGTGGTCAAGTCTGCCTTTGCGTTACCACCACCCGCACCGTGAAGGTCACTATCAAGTTCGTGTAGTGCAGATACGATGTTATTGGCAGTAAAGTCAGCAAGGTCAGTTGCTACTAGATTGTTAGAGGTACCACGAATTCCCAATTCAAGTTCGTTAATAGAACCAACTAAATCGGAATCTTCGTTTGTGTTTAAACCATTAGTGCCCCCTGTCGAACCAACATCATATGAGATATGATTCAGATTGGATACTAGTGTAGTAAAGGTATCCTGTATGTCGGTGACGGTCACTTGTGAAGTTCTTGATGCCATTATAGTTTCTCTACTAATTTATTGAGGAGTGCTTTGAGTTCGACAACATCTTGTTTTAACTCTTGGAACTCTTTATCTTTATTTTGTCGTGCGAGTTTTAATGCTTTTGCTTTTTTTATCTCATCTTTATTTATATTAATAATGGCACCCGAATTTGGACATCTTGCCAAATCCGAGTTACTTTCCACACCGATGAAATTGCTCATTAGGTTGCCATTGCAATTGCTCGGAAGTCTCGTATGAACGGAACTTGCGATGTGTTAATCCCCTTGAATACCAACTTAAATTGATATTCGGTGAATTCATCTAGTGTTCCACTGTCACCACCAATCAGATAACGATACTCTCGGAAGTTTATCGCATCTGGTGCCTGAGTTGATTCTGGTGCAATCAGTGTCCAGTTTTTACCAAGAATGTCTTCACCATCGTTACCAGTTCTGAAATATAATTCCAGTTCACTACCTGCGGGTCTTAGTGCCGCAAGGATAACTTTCATACCAGTAGCAGGTTCATCCAAACTTGCAACAACAGACATATGTTTAGCAAGTGAAGAACCACCAAACGCATTGGTCTCCGCAGAGTATGTCAATGGAACATTGAATCCAGTTGCCGCAGTGTTATTCTGGTTATCAATCTGATTCGACTCAGTTGTCAAAGACGCACCCTGTGTGTCAATTATAGGACTTACCGATGGTCGAGATGTTGCCATATCAACTTTAATTGATACTGACCTCTCGTTGGCACCGAGGTTACTCAACTCGTTTGATGGGTTTGCGATCAATCGTGGAGCAGAGAAATAATTCTCGTCTCCGATAGTAATATCACTACTGTAGTTGTCCTCTCTCTGATACTTGGTTTCAAGTCCTGCGAATGATTTACCAGTGATAAACTTACTGCTATAAACCAGTGTAGTATCATCTGGAACCATTGTAGTAAAGTTTGGTGAACAAATATCGAATTGAAGTTGTTTATCAATCAGGATGTTCTCACCACCAAATCTACCAGACGATGTCGCAGAAGAGTCGGCATTAAACTGAATACCAAATCCATCTGCATTTGTGATCGTTCTCGCACCAAGGATAGATGTACCTTTTACACCATTATAAGTTGTAGCACTATCCAGTCCTTCAACCTTTACTGTATCACCAATCGAAAATCCATGATTAGGAACAAGCATTACTACTGCATCACTGTCTGCTCCCACATCTGCACTCATGTATATGGGGTTGTTGTCCAGTAGTTCTTTATCGACATCACGGTTCTCAAATACCGCAGTACCAGATGCCTCAAAGTTAGCAGTGAAGATTTTGAACGCAAGGTCTTTTGTCTGATCTGGTTCCCAAGTCGTACCATTCTGAGACTTAAACAGTGATCCCATAGATGGTTGACGAGAGATTCTCTTCTCGGTAGAACCCAACTCAAACGCATAGGTCTCTGCGACATAGGCATTGTAGTTAGTAGATTCAGCAAGAAGTACAATCGCATACTCTGTTTCGGGATTCAAGAAGATGGGTTCTTCAAACTCGAAAGTAGTCGGTGATGCCTCTACCGCTGCTTGTGTCTGTGAAGCAGGAGGATGGACTTGGTTTGGAGCATTGAACACAACAGATTGTCCGTGAATCTCAGTCGAACTTGGGTGACCATTAACCATTGGTCGAATCTGTAACTGAACCGGAATAGTAGAATCCTTGGTACTAAAATAAGTCTGAACCTTAGTTACAAAGATACCATTAGGATTAGTCACAAAGAATGATTGTGCCAATGGGTCTTTTACTTTAACTTTTAGAGTTTGAGTCCACCTACGAGTTCTGACCTGAGTGATACGAGTAGAAGTAATAGTCTTCTGTTTAGTATCCAGAGTACCCTGTGCGGTATAATTGAATGTCGCACTTGAAAGTGCCGCATCATCGTCATTCTTACTAATGTCAAGTAATTTAAACTCACGAGTTCCTGCTCGGAAACGAGTTGTCTCATTAGAAGGAATGAAGAAAGAACCCTCGATCTTACCAGCTCCGTCACTGATAAGGTTTGCTGAACCTTCGGGGTGAGAAGTTGACTTTCTCATGCTATTAGCATATTGTGCGTCTGTAGCAATGTCACCGTATCGTTTGAACGAATCTTCATTACGGCAGAATTGATCAACACTCTTATTATCAAAGAATGCGAAGAACCTAGTACTAGGTCGTAGACCCTCGGCACGGAAGAATACTTTTCGTGAACGAATGAATGGTAGGAAGGTCAATGACACAGTTCTTTCACCAACTACCTTACGAATAGTCTTTGTGCCAGTAACAACTCGTTGTGAGAAAGAACCAATGACATTGAAGTCTTGGTTGTTACGACCACCGTTGTCATTACCAACATTAACAGTTCTAGAACCTTCTTGAACGACACCTCTCCAGTTCCATGCGGGAGTTCCTCTCCAACCACTACCAACATTTGATTGGGTGCTTCCAAAACCAGTGATGGGAACATATGTGTTGCCACCACCCCAAAGGAATTCTCGTTTCTGTGACACAGTCATCTCTTGGAAACCACTACTAATGTTACCCAGATTGACTTCGGTATTATCTACTGCCGTTTTGTTGATGATATTGGCAGGAGTATACTTGGTTTGGAACCAGTTGTCGGTTGCGGGTGACATAGTAATGTTACCTTCACCAGTGATAACTGCGAATGGGTTTACATTCTCTGTACCAGATACAAGTGGTTGTGTGATAGTGGGAGATTCTGTATACTTCAAGTAAACAGTATCACCTTTCAAAATAGTGTTAGTTGACTTGGAAGAATCGTATGCAAGAATCACATCATCTTCTAGTGTAGGTACTGATAACAGTCCTCGTGATGGATCAATTGCGGCACGATATTCAATGTTATCTGCATCACAGAATGTTCTGTTTGCAAAGTTATCTACAAAGAAACCAGACTTAGTTCTTAGATTACCATTCTCATCCAATACCATCAGATTAGCAGTATCAACTTCAAGCAAACTTAGTGAGGTTGCTTCTTCAACCTTGTCGATTCGATCTTCCAGTTTGGAAATGTCTTTCATCGTGAATCGTTTTGCTTTGAATGGAGTAAGAACCACATCCGAGTCATTCAGACCATAGGCATTGTGCTCAATGGTGAATAGTGCCATCGTGTCAATCGGAGTTTCGGGAATCTGAGAAGTAAATCCTGCTTCACCTAGAATTTTCTTAACTTCACCTTGAGTGGTCACGACAATCTTATCTGTACGAGGTAGATAGTATTCAACATCTGCTTGAACCGTATCACCATTAGTGGGAAGTTCGGTTGCAGAGGTAGCAACAAAGGCATTACTAGAATTCACACCATTACGGAAATCAATAACATCTCTTAGGTTTACACTAGTTCTCACTCCAGTTTTGAAATTAGGAATGTCCTCGTAATTAACCTGACCATTATAAGAGGTCACAGAGAAGAAGTCACCTGTACCATGAACAAAGTGTTTGAATGACACATAGACATTTCCAGTCGGTGCCGTTGCACCAGTCTCAAGTACCATACGACCCAGACCATAGAATCCTGCTCGTTGACCATCGTCTAAGGTGAATAGGTGAGAAATGTCAGCACCACTAGAACTTCCTAGTTTTACTGCCGAAACCTTATAGATGTCTGTGACACCCAGATTGACAAATCTAACACCATCAGAACCAGTGGTCACTGTGGTTGTTACGGTCGCATCAGTAAGGTTTTTCAGACGAACTGTTGGGTTACCTTTACTTACTTTGGCATAAACAGTGTGTGCTTCGTTTGCCAATCCTGTAATGGTTGCGGTTTCGTTGCCACTAGACAATGTGATAGTTGGAGATATAACATCACCATCCGCATCACAAACAATCCACTGCGATTCGTTAGAGAATGCTTCTCCAAAAGTTGTCAAGGTAAACTGTAGTTGAGTTCCACTGGCAGTACCAGTTAAGATTCGTTGAACCTCGTAAGAAATATCTGTAAGTACTTTGGGTCGAGGATTAGGTAATCCAAAGACCATGTTAGTTTTGCGAACTTCTTTCAGTACTGCCTGACTACCCTCAAGAACAGGAATACCACGATTGGTTGCGTTGGTACCAATAGATCGGATGCTTCTTATATTCTGTCCTGAGTTCATATTAATGTCGAACAGGTAAACTCGGTAGTTTGAACCATCTTCTTCGACATAACGAACTCGTGCAGTACCAATCGCACTACCAGATGGATCGGTTGCGTGTGAAGATAGGTTTATTGTAGCATAGGTTCGAGTGTCAAGTAATCCCTTGAAAGTTGCTCCTGCAACAATAAAGTACTGCCCATAGGAAATACCAGTAAATTGATTATTAACTGTCTCGGTTGCACGAGATTTGGGAAGTATTAGTGGTACGGGAGTATTCACATCACCACGGTAACCATTCACATACGCAACACCATTTGATACAGTCGCAGTGATATTATTTGCGGAACCTGAGTCACTTTGATCGGAAAAGTCTATTGTAAATGGATCGACAATATAGTCACCAGACTCTTCTTTAGTTCTTGTAGCAAGTTCATCGGCAATCTTATTATAATCATCGGTGCCCTCTACGGCATCAACGATATTACCATCCAGAACATCGGCAAAGTACACAAAGTTTTCATCATTAGCAACATCTGCTTTGTTGACGAGAGTAAGTTTAATACGATAACGATCCGCACCGGGACTGGCAAGGTTTGGAGTTGATCCTTGGTTATCAAATAACGCAGTATCATCCGATGATGTTACGATATCTTCTGTTACTTTAAAACCAACAGTCGCAGTTGGGAATCTACTATATTTGGAAAGGATAATTGACTGAGCAGTTGCAAATACGAAATGTCCACGAGTAAAGAAGTCACCTTCGGAACTAGAGAATTTACAACCACGACCGACAGGGAGGTCAGTACCAACAGTCGCTGCAACTCTTAACTGCTTAGAACCGTTACTCATCGTTTCATCTGGGAAGAAACGAATACCATTTACATCTGCGGTAGCATTTTGAGTGTTTATATACTGAACAAACAATGTAGCAGGGTCAGCACCCTCGGCAGGAATAACTTCCAGTACTCTTGCTTGAACCAAAGACTGGTTACCAATGAAGACTGTTCCTACTATTTCAGTTGAATCAGCAGGAAGTCCATCGAGTTCACCCGCAACATTTAACTTGACAAACTCAGTATCGTTGTGTATAGTTGGCCCACCGGGATTGACAGCACCACCTTCCTTGAAAATGTTTCTACCAAATCTTCCTATTTCCTCTTGGATAATAGTTTGTAATTGGGTAAGTTCCCTTGCTTGTAGAGCACGACCACTATTAAAGAGGATTCTGTGATAGTTATCACTGTCTACAAAATCATCCTTGTAAGAGGAGGAGAATACATTGGATGTAAATGTTTTTGGCATCTTCTATACTACCTTAAATTTGAATTACGAGTTTAATGTCTTCGGTCTGGTCACTTGCTCGTGCCACCTTTGAACGATTATCAATATATAGTACTTCTCCAGACATGATGTCAATTTCGGGAGTAGTGATGTGATTTGATGCCGCAGTTGTACCACTTCCTGCGGTAGAGGTAACATTTTCCCCTGTGGTAAAGTCAGCAAATCCAGTTTCTTCGGTTTGATGATAATGCAATTCGTTTGTTCCTATCTTATCAACATATGCCTTGGCACCCGATATGTTACCAGTGATAAGTTCATCTGTGACGAATCCACTGGTTATAGAAGCAAAGTTTAGTTTCTTCAAACAAATACCTGTGGTCTCTGTGAATAGTGCAGTGCTTGCAGAGTCCAATGGGTTCCTCAATATACCAACCTGACGGAAGTCATTACCAACAATGAAGTCTGTTGCTTCGTCACCAGTAGGTTTGGTGTTCATCATAATTGCCGTAGCACGGAGATCATCCCTTGAATCACCACCTAGTCCTAATGGTGAACCTAATATGGCACGAACCTTGGCAGGTTTTGTTGGTGTACCACCACCTGTTATTGATACTGTGGCATAGTCATAACCAGAACCCATTGTGTAACTACCAGAACTATCAATCAGAGTTACCTTGGATACCTGACCACCAGAGATCGTTGCCCCTGCCTTTGCCTTAGTACCATTTCCCGAAACTGTGATTGTTGGAGCAGAACTATATCCTGCACCACCTGAGTCAACGAAATAACCGACAACCTGTCCCGGAATTGCGGCATTCTGAATTGCAAGTTGTTCTACTTCAGATGCGGTTGATGAACCATCTGTAGGGCCCTGTAGTTTAACTGGAATATAGTTCGCAGACATAAATTTGGTAGCAGATGCCGCACCGATGGAGTACAAGAACTGCCAGATGTAACCATCCGTAGTATCGAAAGGAAGACCATCTGTACCACCTGTAGGTTGATCAGTAGACACCTGTGCCTGTCCTGCGTTGTTCTCTGCTCGTTGAAGACACAGATAAACTTGGTTTTCGTCATTCATCACATAGTATGTCTGAGCAGGATACCCGACCTGTGCGTCATCATACGCAGAATAGATCGCACCAGATGACCAGTTGTAACGAGGAACAACAAAAGAGACATCAATTAATTTTTTCGCAGACTGTAAACCGAGACGGAAGTTTCTTTCCTCTCGTTCACTATTGACTGCGGCAGGTGCGTCATCTGTCGCATTCCACTGCTCAGAACGACCAATTACTGCATAGTAGTGCGTACCCGAAGAATCCATATCGGTCTTCAAGTCTTGAATTACTTGCTTTTTAATTGGATTTGTTAAAATTGCCATTATGTTGTTCCTATTATTCTACTGTTTAAATTTAGTATGGGACTACACCGTTGTTGGACACCAAGAACCACTTACTTGCGGTAGTGTTCCATACCAAGATACAACCATCTCCCTGATCGAACTGTAAGTAACCACCCACAGAATCAGTGCCCTGAATATTTATACCAGTATTCTGTAGTTTTACTGTTCCTGCTCCGATATTAGAGAAGTATTGTACTTCACCCTGTATAGTTCCGTCTCCAAGGGTAGGACTAATTCCACTACCTGAGTTAAAAATTGTTAGAGGTTCGGTCAGATCAACCGCAGTGGTTGATGCAACATCGGTTCCTTTCTCAAGAACCAGTTTGTTTTTAATCTCAATAGCACCCGTACCCTTTGCGGAAAGTTCAAGAGATATATTAGTATCTGAACCCTCTACATTGATAATAGGTGAATTACCTGCCGAGGCATTCTTAATCGTAATATTGTTAACCGCACTGGCAGTTGTAACAAATCGAAGGTGTTCATTACTACCACTATCCAATAATACCGCACCACCAGAAACACCACCGATCTTTACTTTATTCAGTGTCGGTGCTTCTAATGTCTTATTGGTCAATGTCTGAGTATGATTCTCAAATACAAAGGTATCACCCGCACCCAATACAGGAAGGGCAATGTTGCGATTCGCAGTGATGTCACCTACTGTTACATTATAGGTATGACTCGCATTGGCATCTCGAATCTTTGGAGTTGTCATTGTGGGAACAAGAATGGTCTTGTTGGTCAATGTCTGAGTATCAGTGTCTAGAACGAGTGTACCACTCGCATCAGGTATTACGACTGCACGGTCTGCGGTGGGTTCGGCACTTAGAACAGTCTCGTGATCATCTGCCGCCTGACCTTCAAACTCAACTCCTGCGGCAGTTAATCTTACTGTCGCAGTCGCTTCATCACCACCAATGGCAGTGTATAGTTGTGCGAAGTTTTCATTTATCTTCTGTGCGGCAGTTCGTAGGGTATCACCTGTACCATCGTTTGCTACTGTGCCTCTATTTAATGTCTGTCGTGCCATTTCATATTCCTGTTGTTCTTACTATTTATAAGAGTTTATAAGTTATAATGTGAAACTTTTCACATATTGATCAGAGTCTCCACTAAACCACTGATGTTTTTCTTGATCGATTGTCTCGAATGCGAAGGCATTACTCAAGTCCATACCATTAGTCTGGAATTGATCCGAATCATCGAATGTTGGAGACCCTGCGATCTGTGCCTCCCTCAAGGATGAGTACTGATTCTCAATAGTTTGTATCTGCTCTAATGAGAAAGTATCCAGTGAAATAAGTTCTGGTCTAATTCTACTTAGAACCCCTGCTGAATCTATATATTCGTCATCTACAAGTGCTGTCATATCAGTACTACCAAAGTCTCCGAACAATGCAGTCGCATGAACCGCAATAGGTGGTGGTGGTTCAAGCACGACTAATGGAGCACTCAGGGCATCTTCCACTGCTGATACTATCTGAACTTCTGAACCAACAAACATTCCTGCGGGATGAGCAAACAACTTATACGGTTCTTTCCATTCATTGAACGAAATATCCGTCTTGATTAATATCGCAAATGTCTGATATAATTTATTATCGGTAAGGTATTTTTGGTTCTCAACACCAATAGTAGATTTCTCTTCCCCAACCTTAAATATATTTTCTTTGGTATAGATTACTTCAGGGTCAACTCCAAAGAAAATTCTGAAGAACTGTTGAATTGAATACTTAGTTCCCTTCGCACGATACAACTGGTTGGAATATTTTGCTGATGCTCGTTTATCTTTAAATCCCTCAAAATACTGTTGTCCTAACAGCAGTTCGTCTTCAATATATGATAATAATTCTAAGTCTGTTTGCGTGATGTCTCGATTTAAAAACAATTGGTGAATCATTTTAGCAGGAGAATCATCACTATGCTCAAAGTCATAATAATGTTGCAACAGACTAACAAGTTTAGGATAATCTTCTTGGAAGAATCCCGGAAGAATACTCTCTACTGTATGAGTAGTGAAGTTACCGAGTTCCCTCCGACCAATATCAGATAATGTGGCATCCTTCTTTGACATTAGTTACCCACCGCAGTGTCTAGTTCAACTATGTTAGTGGTTGTTTGTGTATTGTCTATTTCTAAAATGTCTGCTCTCAGAGGAGTTAATGCACTCTCGTTCGAAGGTCTTCCTATCACCTTAATAAATTGATCAGTACCAATGTAGTTATCAATCTGTATACCTACGATACTAACAGTGTCTCCTTCGTAGGAACCTACATTATCAACGACTACTATCTTATCTTCGGTATTGAACACTTCTAGTTTATTTGAACCTAACTTATTTCTCAACACACAAATTTTATTTTTGTATGAGAAGGAAGAAGAAGTTATGATGTAGTTTACATCATCAGGTGCCGCAAGTGAAACTGCGTATCGTAATGTCTGATCTTCTATCTTGGTCAGAGTCGGAGTAAATCGTCTCTGGACAAATGTCTCTGAACGAGAAGATAGAATAGCAGGAGATATGTCATCAACGAGTGTCAACATATTAGATCGTCTATATGACTGTCCGAATTTACCAGTATTCTCTTCAAAATATTTCCTAATCTCGGAATTCACAGTATCTTTAATAGTATTATTGGATAGTGTGGTTAGACTCGGATTGAACTGGAAGAATGTATTAGTTCCAACAAAGGTCGTGACAGGATCATCGAACTTGAGTCGGAAAGACGCAACTGACAATTGTTTTGCGAGGTCTTGAACAGCATCTTTAGTTATCTGTTTAGTTGTGGCATCTACATCGTCATTGAATAGTATCGACAAGAACACTGTGCCATATTCTGTTTCAAGTGCCTCCTCACCACCAAAGGACTGGATGTCTTTGATCAAGGTAGAGAAGTTTTTCAATACCAATGATGCGTAGTCTGCCGCAGTAACCATTCGGTTCTGAGTCGCATACTGGAATGGTGCGTTCTGTCGAATAGATTCTGTAGTTTCTTTATCTGAACCACCCACTGCTTTTGCGACTGTTGATACAGTTACATCATAAGTCTGACCACCAACACTCACTCCTGATTGTGGTTCGAAAACCTTTGCGGTATTTGCGTTCTTACCAGTAACAGAAAGATAGGTCAACGAGACCTTAGAACCAGTCTTAGGTGCTTCTCCTAAAGTGTTACCATTACCGAATGATAATTCGAATAAACCGTTGGGAGATTCCTTTAGAATGTATACTGTAGAATTAGCACTAATGGTGTTAGCATTAATAATGTTTGTGTATGGGGTAAATGAGGAACTAGATGGTTGTTCATACACACGAACAATCGCAGTAGAAGTGTCCATCGTAGCATCTGGAACTATGTAGATTTCATTGTCTTCCGCACTAGATACGATGAAGGTTTTAACCCTCTCGGTACCCTCAAACACTTTAATGTTCTCAGAACCAGATGCGTCCTTGAATGTGTACAAACCATTACCGACCTCATCCGCACTAATATCTACTATAGTCTGGAATACAAAGTCAACATCATCAACTGATGCGTTAAATTTAAAACCTGCCGGAATCTGTATCGTAGAAGTACGATCAACAACACTAGATAGATTCATTGAGATTTTAACAATTGCTTGTGCCGAATTCATTGAATCTGGAACATAACCAATACCCTCTGCGAGAGATACCAGAGAACTACGCAACTGTGCGGTTCCAAGGAACGATTCGTTCAAGGCAAAGTTGGCAGTAAGTCCATTGTAATGCGTATTATACGCAAGGACATCCAGAATGTTTGACAGACCAGATGCTTCAAAGTTGTAATCCGCAAACTCATCTTTCTGTGAGAGGAATACCTTTAAGTTATTCTTGATAGAATTAAAATCTAATGCGGTTGATTTTATTGTCGTTGCCATGTTATCTTAACCTTGCTAGTGTAGTAGTGAATTCAACTTGCTCTTCGGTATTCACTATTTTGAATTTTATCGTTAAATCTAAAAGATTGTTGTCTGGTTGAAGAGACACATCAACTTTGATAACCTTTGCTCTTGGTTCGTAGACTTGGATGTTTTCTATGATATCCCTTCGCACCATAGATGATCCATTTCTATCTGCTAGTTCAAATAGTTGTGCTATCAGATTTCCACCAAAATTTGGATTAAATGGTTTCTCATACGCATTAGTCAGGATGAGTGTCTTTATCGACTGCTTCACCGCACTTGAACCAAACTTCTTATAGATTTCTCCACTAGAAGGTTTTGCGGTGAATGTTAAGTCGATATCCGAATACTGCCTAACACGAGTCGATGTAATCGAAACCGTATTAAGGTTAGTATCTTCTTGTGCGAATGCTCTTCGTATTGCCATAGTTCTATTTATATGACTTTTTAGTCACTTTCCTTTATTTCTACTAATTCGTTTTTACTTTGGAGATGATTATTGAAATAAGTTTCTACATCTCCCTTGAAGTTAATGTCAAAGGTTTCGGGTGTAGTCGGGAACTCAATACCAATCTGTGCACAGAGACTATCGTCTGGATTATAGTTGTCATAGTCCAGATACAGTGCCTTAAACTTGATATAATCTTTCAGATACTCTGCCACATCAAATGTCTTCTCTAGACTGATCTTACCTTCCTGATCTACCACTTGATAGTAAACAAGTCTACCATCTGCTTTCTTCTGCATGGTCTCATTACCCTCATCACTCTCTCGGAGTTTGTAGAGACCCTCAGACACAACCATACGAACATCATTAAAGTTGACCGTGTTACCGTTGATGACTCTCATTGCCTCTGCCTGTAGATACAAGTGTCGAGCAATCTGTTGTCGTTCAGTATTAGTGGTCACATGATTGAACGGTGTCTTGTCACCATACGCACCAAGAAACTTGGCAATCGTCACACCGGGGCCAAGTTTGGTCGCAGATGTAATCTGTCCCTGATTGTTGGGATTATATACTGGATCAACTAATATTATCATGGTGTAAACCTCTTTCCTCTATTCTCAACTGCATTACCAATAGGTTCAAATCCGAATCTAGATGATGGGGATTTCTTCACTGTTCTACCGATCTTCGGTGGTGCCTTTACTTTGTATTTTGTATTAAGTCTTTCTTCGGAAACAAGTATTCCTCCGATTGCATTTCTGGATGCTTCGTTTCTAAACGCAGAACGAATCTCTTGGGTTGATGGAACATGATTGAACACATCCTCATAGTCATCCGTAAGTAATGTCTTGGTCAACAACACATCCCCTCCATCAATCACAACAGTCCTAATCGCAAAGTCACCATTAGCAACTTGACCAACTACCCAGTCGGGGGTGATGTGTGCTTGAGGTGGTTCTGCGTGACCACTTGGTAGTGCCATCTCTTCTAATGCAAGCATAGGTATATGAATACCTGCTGTGAGAATCTTAGGTGGTGAGAATGATGACGCACCAGTTGCGGCAGTACCCGCAGTGACCGCAGTCAATGCGTGTTTAGAGTTTTCAGCATAGTATGATCTGAGTGAGAGGTCTGCCTTATCAGCATGGTTCGACTTGATTGCTTCAAGTGCCTTACCATAGAACGAACCATAGAACACCGCACCAGAATTAAATGGAACCGCACCCTCACCACCTTGGAATACATTACCTGTGAAGTCAACCAACTTACCACCAATCGCACCTCTCTGTCCTAAGACGGAGACATACTTGGCACCAGTCACATTGGCAACATCGGCAGATACCGCAAAGGATTCTTCACCCGACACAAAGACGGATGCTCCACCCGCAATTTCTATGTTACCCTCAACCGCAGTCTTCTGATCCAACTTGACATCGATGTTATGTTCACCCAGACATATGTCGGTGAGTGTACTCATTGTTCGGTTGATCTTACTCTTCTTGACAGTCTCTTCACGATTGCCTGTGGTGATCGTTCGGTGATTCTCTAGGATGTTCTCTCGTAGACTACCTGCCACATTAAGATTATAGTTACCACCAACATCAACATTATAGTCACCAGTCACCTTCATGTTCAAGTTACCCTGATACACGAGATTACCATTACCCTCAATGATAACAGTCTGGTCACCACCAGTCACTTCTACCTTGTTGTTTACAGCAGAGATAATAACAGAACCATCTGCTCTCATCTCAACACCCGCACCTGTGCGATGTTTGATTAGTACTCGTTCTCCACCGGGAGTGTCATCCTGTTCAATCACATGACCAGAGATAGTCTCTTGTACTTGGTTAAACGGATACTCGGATGGTCTCTGTGGTTGTATTCCCAAGGATACACCAATGTCACCACCCCCAACATAGAGGTTGTTTACCTTGGAACCACGAGATGCCTTATTGATAGATGTCCCAAAGTTATAGTCTCGTTTGGGATATTCACCTGTAGGGTCTTGCATACCATCTTGGGCAACACCCAAAGTATTCTCTAGTCCCTCACCGAGTTGCTCAACTCTTGTATTAAAATTGTCTTTTTTAGTTGTCACTATTCATCTCCGATGGACTCAATGGTGAAGCATTCAATGGATCGTCTGTTCTGTTCTGTTTTCTGAACACAGACTCTACATAATCTACCACATCAAAATATGGATCAAGTTCATTGACATCAATATCGTTGTGACCAAATACTTGACCACCGGGAAATCTTCGATAGTATCCATTCAAAAACTTCTCTAATGTCGTAAACTGTTCTCTTGTAAATGACTGAGAAGAAAGGTAGTCCGTTGGGTTGTCTTCACCCGTAGCAACATTAATACCACCAACCATCACAATACCAATAGAAAATTTGTCGTGACCATTTACTGGTGCGTGGTCACCCTGTATGTTCACTGGTCTGCCTCGTTGTAATCTACCATCTCTTCGTATAACATAATGGTATCCAATACCGTCATGTCCAAGATCAATCTGTATGTTATTTATCTCTATAGAACCGATGTCTTTATTGGTGTGAGTCTCGGATGCGTGAACAACAACCTCGGTCACATCTCGTTCTACCCTAGTAAACTCTGCGTCTAGTTCTTCTACCGATGAAACATAGGTAAAGGTATCGTCTGGACTATTGCGACCATCCCATTTGTCGGTACTGACGGGTTGACCTTCCTCGTACAGACTTGCATCAATAACAACAGTACCAGAGATAGTAGTGTCCAGTTTAGACATTTTATCATCAATGGTGGAGATTTCTTGTTGTGCTCTCGCAATCTCTTGTTCGGGAACACCTTGTGCCTTTGCCTTTTCGATCATCTGAATTTGCATCTCTAATGAACTAGATGTCCCTTCGTCCGAGGCAATGATTTCTTTCATTCTACCCGTCACATTGTCTGATTTTCTTACCAGTGTCTTGACTGCTTCCTTCTTCTGTCTAGGATCACCACTAGTAAACTGTGAAAGGATTTGTTGTCTTTCCGCATCAGACGAAACAATACCACCGGGAACAAGATTAGCAATAAATTCACTAGCAGTCCCCGAAAGGTTTTCTGCCACATCCTGTAACACACCGGGAAGTCCACTCTCAACACGAGCATCAAACTCAGCATTAAAAGTATCTATCGCATCAGTTGCTTCATTGATAGCACTTTTTATGTCTTTCAGATCAGTTCCAATCACTGCCTCAACATCTGCTAGAGTAGGAAGACTATCTTTTATTCCTTGAACTGTAGCATTTAATTCTTTAACAAAGGTTGTGTTGTTGACGGCATCCTGTGCCGTTTGGATTGCGTCATTTATTGCGGCAACAGGTGATATGGCACCAAGAGTGTTTGCTAAATTACCTGCCACACTGATAGCACTCGTGACCGTTGCTATGAATCCCATGATTCCTCCACCCCCCACTGATTTGGGTTTTGCCGCATCTACAGCAGTGGTGAATTCGATCAATGACGCATATGCTTCTGCTTTTTTATCATCTGCAATCGCAACACATTGGGCAATACTTTCGGCAGTACCATCAGTGATAACTGCGAGGGCAGAAGTGGGATTACTTACCTTGATTGCGGGAAGTCCTGTCAGTGCGGTTACAGTAGTTTCTAAAGTACCAAACCCTCGTGCCTCGTCTGCGGAATCACGACCCGCACCTCGTAACACGGATAGATTACCACTACCATCAGAGTCTATACCTAATGTATTGAGAACAAGACCCCCTGCCGAATCTAAATCTGATTTGAATCGTAGGAACTCACCATTAGAGTCTACTACGGTATCTTTGGTGGCAACAATAAGGTTACCCACAGCACCCGTTGTAGGAAACGCATCAGTAATCGCACCAACCGCACTGGTTATAACTTCTTCACTCGAATTGGTAGATGCTCCAAGTGCTTTTATACCACCAAGAATCTGACCATCTATTTGTCCAACAAGAGTTGTTCTCTTAGCATAGGTCTCGTCAATAGACGCAAGTGTTTTCTGTTGAAAATTGTTTTTCTCATCACTATTCTGTATTGCTTCACCAGTTAGGATGTGATTTAAATCTTGTTTTCTTAATGCCATTATACTATCCTATCCGTCAATCGTCTTGCTTCCAATTCTATTTGTTTCACACTAGGAGCATTGACCAAATAATATTTACCTACTATGTGACAGATACCCTTATTGTCGAGTCTGTCAGATTGTAACAATCGTATGTTGGCAGAAGACTGAGTACCATTCAACTCGTAGGCAACAAATGCTAGTTGTGTGAGGAAATTATCACTTTGATTGGAGAACTTTTTAAGATCAGCAAATCGTCTATCACTGAATGCCCCCAGACCCTTTGCTTGAGGGTTGATTCCAGTACGCATACCAGATGCGATAGATAATCCTGCGGTCAGTCCGATTGCTTGTTTCTCGGTATATCCTACATTCAAGAAGAACTTTACTGCCGTATTCTGTCGTGCAATTTTTACTGTAGTAGAAATATTTCCTGCTTCTTCGTTCTGAATATCAGTTTCTTTTGGTTTAAAAGCATCAGTGATCTTATTCCAGAGTCCTTCTGGTTTGTTATCTGCCACAATGTCTTCGTCAGTCTGACCTAGTTGTACGGGTGTGGGAAATTCCACATGAGGTAGAGAACCCAATACAATAGGTGTCTGTGAGTTGACCCCATCCATAAACATACCAAATACCAATGCACTTGGTTGTAATTGTGGCATTCTTCCTATACCAGATGCACCACCCTCGGTAGTAGGAACTACGCATTGTGCCCAAGGTAAGTCTGCTTGAGGAATCAGTCGAGTAGATTCTGTGTGTAATCCATGAACACGAATCTTCACACGACCCTCGAAACCATATGGGGGAGACGCATCTACGACAGTTGCAATAAACCATCGTGTGTTGTCACCATAGAACTCAGATAGAATTGGTGTGGGCATTACGGAAGTTTCTCCAGTTTACAAAGATTCATAGAAACAGTATGTTGTGTCCCTTGAAATGTGTGTCTTGTATCATAGATGATGAAATTACCTGACTTTGCCTTATCAATCAGGTCATCTTCATTCGCAGTATCAGAACTTTCCACATTATCGTTCACAACTTGTAGGTTGACAATATCACCAACACCTGCCTTTGCGACAATAAACCCCGCACCCTCTACAACTACATTTAACATATTCTTGTACATATGATTGAGTATAGAACGGTTTGCTAGTTTCTTATTAAACTGGTTTTTGTCATACTCATCGTGATAACTTTTCTTTCGACCATATGTTCCTGTCGATGACACCGTATGAAACTTATGGGAGTCGTATTCATCAACCAAGACCTCTCCGAGTCTAAACTCTGGATCAAAGACATTTTGATTATCCCCGATAATATTACTATTTTTCAATTTATCTAGGACATTCCTTACACTAAAATGAGACTTAGATATCAAACCAGTATTTAGGTTGGTGTTTTCCATAGAAGCACTCACCGCACCTTGCTGTATCAACTTCAGTGTGTTTGCTGATTTCGAACCCTTGAGTGCCTTGATTGTGAAAGTTCTTTCAAATTCGGTTTGTCCTTCAGCATTCGATATATTGGCAGGGTTATAAGTGTATGGCAGTTTTGAATTAAATGCTTTTTGTGATAACATGGAATCTAGATTACCCAAACGCAGATTTTTATCATGCATTGACGCATACACAAAGAAAGGTGAACCAGTTACTGTTGTTGCTCTACTGGTTAACCACTTGATAGCATCTATGGGTGATAGATTTGGAATGATGCCTCTAATATTTGTTTGTGTTGGTAGTGATTCTGTACCATTAGACAGACTCAAATATGAGGTATCAATATCCAGTTTCATTTCGGTTGCGAGTAACTTGATCATTACCTCATCAATACGACCATTAAAAGACTTACTGATCTTCTTGAGTGACGATAAGAACGCATGTTCGTCTAATAGTGTGAACGAATACATACTAGACTTTCCGTTATCATTTGACTTGACTTGTGTTTCGATTCCTGTCATAATGAATGTGCGAGACATCACTGTATTCAAATCATTGTCAACCGATGCCATGTCGATTGATATTCTCTCGGTTCCTTGAAATGATATACTATCAAACATTGCCTTGTCATCAAGGATAACAATTGTACCAGTAAGATACGGTTTGTCCAAACTCTCAAAGATATTCAGTTCTGCGATAGATGGTCTAACATCTATTTTGCTACCATCAATACCACCGAACCGATCTGCCGTGATCGTTGCTTTGGTGATCTTGAACTGTTGAGACTGTGTGGTTTTGTTACTCACTATTAAGCACCCGTGGCATTTCTGTGGAAGTTGTTAAACTCGATCACTACCCTCGCAACCACTGATGGTTTTAAAACAGCAATTTGTTTCAACTTATCATTTCTATCTTCGACACGATCCCGATAGGTGACTGCCTTGGCACCAGAGGGTGCGTTCAAAAAATCGTATATCGGTAAGTCTATATGAGCACCATCGGCATCTTCGTAGTGATGAACCGCATTATACTGTTCTGATTCTGCGACCAATGTGGCACGATAAAACGCACCATCTTGAGCAGTATATTGGATGAACTCACCCACAGAAAATGCTTCATCGTTTACTGTTTCGATAACAAGTTGACCCATGTCAAGGTCTCGTTTTAAGATAGTGCCGACAGTACCACTCACACTTCCCGTTACGGTCGTTCCCACTGTAAAGTCAACCGCAAGAACATCATTACTTGTGACGGTTCGATGTGGATATCTTTCCTTTATTTCACCTAGTATTTCCGCAGTATCAATGGGCCATCCTGATTCACGGATGTGGTCATTCATCAAGAAGAATGTCCAGTAATAGTCCGTAGTCCCATATAACTTAAAGGACAGTGTATCTGGACGATCTCCCGCAATAATGGTGTGCATAGTGGCAAAGGATATCGAACCCTTGAGACCATCAATAACATCAACATATTGTGATAGATCGTCAAAGAGGACTGGTGGTTCATTGTCACCAAATCGGTATGCCTTTACACCAAAGTTTTTAAAATACTTAGTTGTCATTAGAATCCGTCCTCTTCAACATCTTTTCTGTTGAGTGTTCTGCTTTCTTGGAATGCCAATGTCATTTCGGTTTCTGCGAAGTTACCGTCAGAATGCATTGACATCGCAGTGTTGTTATATGTCACACTCACATCTCGGAGGTAACAGAGTTTAATTTTTGTGGCAATCTGTTCACCATTATATTCTATATTGATTCGAAACTTGTTTGGGAAACGATAACCAAGAGAGATAGAACTTCCACCGGGAACATCCAGTTTAATGTTTTCGGGATACAGTTCTGTTCGAAATAGTTTGACAATTTCTTTTACTTCTTCTGCTTCTTTTGCGGAAGTAGGAATGAATTTAAATGTGAAAGAGAAGTCTCGGAGGTTGACTGCCTTAAATAGTACTCGTGTGTTCGGGTTTGATGTCACCCCTGCGGCAGACTTAAACGCACCTTGAACCTCATCTGGTAATGCGGATACTAGTTTGACCGCACTAACTTTTGCTACATCCTTGTTTGCGGCACCTGTTAATCCTGCTTGTAATGTTTTCATTCCACCCTGTATGATAGCACCAATTGCACTTCCACCACTTTTTAGTCCTGCCTCTGCGGATGCACCCATGCCACCCAAGTCCATATTGTCGTATGAAACCGCATCACGATATTGTAAACCGACAGGAAGATACAGTGATACTCGTCTACCAACAGGTTTCGCAAGGTTTGGTGTTGCTACAGTTTGAACGGCATTACCATTTCCTCGGTGTCCTTCAATTGCTTCCACAGTATCAGAAGGGTTAGTAGACTCAGTAACCTTCTGTACTTCTTTCTTCAAAGCCTCCTTCCCACCCTTGGCAATATCAGCAATACTACCGATAACATTACCGAGGTCGGTCTCTGCTTCTTTCATAACATCAAAGACAATCCTACCCTTGTAGTCATCTACATTGTTCAAAGGATATTCAAGGTTTTTTTGCTCAAGTACAGATTCAACACCTTGGGTTTTTTCTGGGTCTCCTCTTACATCGTGTTTTCCACCTCGTGCTAATAATTCACGCACCTGTTCGGGGGTAAGTCTATCTCCCTCTCTCAGATCATCGATGTTTACTGGTTCTGCCATTTTAGTTTCTCTATAAATAAGTTAGAAATTCATTATCTTTATTTATAAGGTTTTTATGGCATATAGTGGCAGGTACAGAGTAAAAAATACCAATAAGTATGAGGGTGATCACACAAAGGTGGTTTACCGTTCTCTGTGGGAGAAACACGCATTCCGATGGTGTGATGACAATCCCAATGTAAAACTTTGGTCTTCCGAGGAAGTTGTCATACCTTATCTATACGAGGTAGACAATCGTTATCATCGGTACTTCATGGATTTGAAGATGGTCATGGAAAATGGTAAGACCTATCTGATTGAAATCAAACCAGATAAAGAAACTCGAATACCGACTGGTAGCAAGAAGACCAAGAGATACCTTAATGAGAGTTTTACCTATGTCAAGAACATTAACAAGTGGACTGCCGCAAAAGAGTATGCCGAAAACCGTGGGTGGTACTTTGAGATATGGACTGAGAAGAATGAACCTCTGAAGACTCTCATTCCCAAATCAACAAAACCGTTGAAACCTCTACCAAAAACATTGAAACCTTTTCGCAAGAAGCGTAAAAAATAAGTATAAATAGAACTATGAGTCAGATATTCAATAGGTTAGAACTACAGGCATTCCGTGCGGGTATTACACCTCGCACCAAGGAAAGTCGTGAGTGGTTTATGAACAAAGCAAAGAACATGCGTTCTATCAATCGACAAGCATTGTTGAGAGAAGACCCTCTCGTTCAGAGGAAAGCATTACAGAATCTGTCGAGGACTGGACTGGTTGGTACAATGCAGATGTTCTTCTATGATCCCAAGCACAAAGATAAACTTCCGTACTACGATTTGTTTCCTTTGATTGTGGTGGTTGGGCCTGCGGAAGGTGGATTCTACGGATTGAACCTACATTACCTTCCTCCGATCCTTCGAGCAAAGATGTTGGATTCGTTGATGGAGACCGCAAATATGAAAGCAACCGATGACGCAAAGTTTCAGATCACATACAAAAAGTTACAGTCGATTGCGAATTTAAGGTTTTACGAACCCTGCTTCAAACATTATCTGACTAAGCATGTCAAGAGTAAGTTCGCAGAAGTCCCGATGCCAGAATGGGAGATCGCAACATTCTTACCGACCGCACAGTTCCGTAAGGCAAACTCGAAGAAAGTTTATTCAGATTCACGAAAAAAGATAGGTAGAAACTAATGGCAGTTGCAATTGATGATTTCAAATCCGAGATCGGTAAAGGTGGTGGTGTTGCAATGGGGAATCTGTTTAAGATTTTCTTACCACCCCTCAAAGGTGATGCACGAGGAATGAATCTGTTATGTAAATCAGCATCATTGCCCGGCAGACAAATACTGTCAACCGAAAAACAGATGGGTCTATATCAAACCAAGATCGCATATGGTCATGCGTCAGAAGATATGCAGTTGACCTTCTTGTGTCTCAATGATATGAAAGTAAGAGAATACTTTGAGATATGGCAGAACCTTGCGGTTAATCAAGAGACCCAAGAGGTTGGATACTTTAACGACTACACACATCCAGTCATTATTCAACACATTAAGAAGGGAACCGCATTCCCTATCGCAAAGAAAGAACTTTATGACGCAGGAAAGATTCCATCTTACCTTCGTGCCAGACTCCCAAGACTAGGCCCACTGGACTTAGCACAGGGTCAGTTTGATTTGAACCTTATCTTTGGAGAGGACATCACTTATACTTGTGTCCTAGATAAAGCATACCCAACAACATTGAATTCAATTGAGTTGAGTCAAGACGGACAGTTACTTGAAGTATCGGTACAATTATCGTACAAGAATTGGAAGTCCAAAGGTGGAGACGCAAGAGACACAGGGTTTGTCGAAGGTCTTGCCGGAGAGATGATTAGAAAATTTTTATAACATTATTATTATTTGGAGAATATAATGGCATTACCTAAGTTAAATGTGACTAATACTTATAGGTTGACAATTCCGTCAACTGGTGTTGAAGTGACATACCGACCTTACTTGGTCAAAGAAGAGAAGCAAATGATGATTGCCAATGAAACTGGTGATCAGAAACAGATGATGGAAGTGATGGCAAAGACCATCAGTGCTTGTGTTGAAGAAAACATAAAAGTCAAAGAATTGACTACATTTGATGTTGAGTATATTTTCACACAGATTCGTGGTCGATCTGTTGGTGAGACAGCAGATATTACTATCTCCTGTGGTGATGCTGAGTGTGGACATAGATCAGATGTTAATATCAATATGACAGAAGCAGAAGTTGATATGAAGAAAACTGATTCCCTCATCGAATTGACCGATAGTATTTCGGTTGAGATGAAATACCCTGCGTATGGTGATGTTATTACTAACTTCAAAGAAGGGGATGAATCCGTAGAGTTTGGTTTCACTATGTTGGCAAGGTCTATAGAAGCAGTACTGACCGAGGAAGAAAGAATTATCCTCAAAGACTTACCAGTAAAAGAAGTAAAAGATTTTATTGATTCTATGACCAGACAGCAGTTTGAAAAGGTCGGAGAGTTCCTTAACGATATCCCGAAGTTGTCTTTAGATGTGGAATGGAACTGTGAGAAGTGTGGTAAAGAAAACAAACATGAGTTGACGGGTTTACAGGATTTTTTTTCCTAAACCTCTCCCATGATAGTCTTGAGAATCATTACAAGACTAATTTCTTTATGATGCACAATTATAGTTATTCGTTGACTGAACTTGAGAACATGATGCCTTGGGAGAGGCAAATTTATGTAACCCTTCTTGAACAATGGTTGGAGGAGGAAAAACAAAGACACGAAGAACAAGAACGCAAAACGAGAAATTAAGATGGCAGACCAAAAAACAAGAAAAGATATAGAAGACGAGAAAGCACTTGCGAAAGAAAATATCGCACTTCTACAGACAGCAACTGATGAAATGCGTAAGCAATCTGACCTTCAGAAAGAGCAGGCCAAACTGACAGTTGAAAATCATAATTCCAATATGGAACTTGTTAAGATTGCGAAGGATAAGGGTGACTTCGATGCCGCACGAGAAATTGAATTAAGGTCAATAGGGGATGTTGTTGCGTCACAGGCACAAGTTGCACTTGCGACACTGAGTGATGCACAAGCAGAAAGACTGGATGCTAAACGACAGTCAGAGCAAAGTAGTCTTGACTCTCTAGAGAAAGAAAGAGAAGCATCCATGAAAGACAGGGTTCAGAAGAAAGTAAAGGACAAAGGTCTGGACAAAGAAGTCGGTAAGACCCCATCATTTATCAGTAAACTTGCGAAACTTGCTCTTGGTATTGTTGGTATCAAAGTCTTTCAACTTATGATAGAAAACTTCGATACCATCAAAGCATTTGTCAAAGATAAAATCATCCCTGCTACTTCTGGTCTCTTTACCTTCTTTAAGGATACGGTCTTTCCGTTCATTAGTGATAACTTCAAAGAGATATTTAATGGCATGGTAATGATTGCGGGTGCGATTGTCGGATTTAGAATCTTCACTAAAATACTAAATGCTATTAGATTAATGCGAATCGGTTTCATTGCGGTTCAAGTCGGAACATTAACCGCTGCCACGAACTTGAGTGCAATGGGAAAGGGGGTACTAGCAAAACTCGGTACGGCAATTAAGTTTCTACGAGCAGGATTCTTAGCAGTGTCTGTGTTCACTATGTCAACATTAGTCCCCGCACTAATGGGAATAGTCACAACAATGGCAGTTGCACTTGCACCATTCTTGCCGATCATTCTTGGGGTCGGTGTCGCAATTGCAGGTATTGCGTTTTTACTGAACAAGGTAAAAAATGCATTAGGTTTTGACAGTATCTTTGATGTGATGTTGTTAGGTTTGCAATTTATGAAAGATGGACTTGCCCATGTTGCCAACTTCTTTATTAAAATAGCAAAGAAGATAGCAGGTTTGGGTGGTAAACTACTAACGGCATTGGGTATTGAAGTACCAGATTTTGTCAAGAATCTTGAGAATGCGGAATTGATGGATACTAATAATGCCCAAAGGTTCAAAGAAGAGACATTAGCAAAGCAAGAAGCAAAGAGATTGGAAAAGGCAAAAACGACTGGAACGGCAGAGAGTGAGATTCCAGAGATGCCCAAGATGGAAGTGGTTGCAAAGAAAGAGTTACAGGATGCGAAGTCGGAGTTAAACAACACTGCTCAACCTGAGTTACGAATGAACGAACCACCAGAATTACAGGTTCCTATATCTATGGAAAAGTCAGGTGGATTTGGTTCTATGTTGGAAAACCTCTCTGGTGGTAGAGAAGAACTTGAAAGCAGTAAAGCAAACGCAACCGCAACACAAGTGGCAGTTCAGAACATTAGTGCACCCTCGACCACCAATAACAGTTCCAGTAGTGTCAATGTCGATTCTCCGAGTCCTGCTACGGATGATCTCGACCGAGTTGCCTACTCATGGTGATAAAAAAAGGGTCTCCGAAGAGACCCCTATAACCATAACGGTTTATCCTAAGGCGAGGATGCTTTAGTCTCGGAAACCTTCACCCTTTACAAAGTGATGGAATCTGTGTGAGATTACTGCGAACAGCAACCTCACAAGACTTGTCTCTGAATAAGAACCATTCTCAGTATACAAATGATACATGATTAGTCTTCTGCCGCAAGTTTAGCAAAGTATGACAATGTGTCATCCTCACTACCCGATGCTTGGATCGTTGGTTCTGGTGCAGTCTGAGAGACTACAGTAGGTTCCGCAGATCGGATCGGTGCAGTCTCAGCAGTCTGAGTCAACAGATCATTCTTTACAGTGCTACCTTCACCAGTTGACTGACCCAACACAACCTCTAGTCGTGACTTCAGTTCATCGTAAGACTTGTACGAGGACTCCGCAACAAACTCTGACATATCGTGCAACTGATTATAAGTTGCTTCTAGTTTAGTCTCGTCAGCATCAAACAATGCAGAAGTGGACTTGAACTCCGACTTATCATAGTTACGGTATCCCGCAACATTACGAATCTTCAGTTGGAAGTCAGCACCCAACCAGAAGTCAAATGGATTGACAGGTGTTTCACCGGGAAACTGAGGTTGCATAACATCCATAATCTTATCAAAGATTTTCTTACCAAAGTCGTAAAGGAATACTTTACCTTCATTGGCAGGATTGGATGGATCGTTAACTACCATGATGTTTGCCACATAGTGTAGTCTGCGTTTCTGCTTACGAGCAATCTCTTTATCATCATCAATGCCAGAGTTCCACAAACGAGAGTTGTGTTCACTCACTGGATCATTGTTACCCAGAGTAGTCAGAGACTTCTCTACATACCACTGACCAGAGGGCCCTTTGAAGAAGTGATCAAAGTAACGTACCCAAGGTAGTTCTTGACCTTCTGCGGCAGGAAGAAATCGAATTTGTGCGAAACCATTACCATTGTCATCAACAGTAGGTTTCCAGAATCGAAGGTCTTCGTATTTGTTTTTAGATTGAGTTACCCCTGAGACTTCTTGTGCCGCTTGTGCGAGTTTAGAAACATCTAGGGAATTAGATTTTAAGTTTGCAAAAGACATATTTGTATTCTCCGTATTTTTGCGTATTAGTTGTATTATGAGTATTTATTGTATCATAATGTAAATAGAAAGTCAATACCTTTATTCAGTTTATTTTCTGCCGAATATTAGTATCTTCAATACCTTTATTTAGTATTTGGTAAACTTTCAGTTCTTTGGAGGAAATTAAGTTTCATTGCTTCAAACTCAATCTTCTCCTTTATTGAGATGGCAATATATTTCTTGACATCTTCAATCTCTAGGTTGTTCTGTTCACACAAATAAACAACCGTGTCCATATAACTCATGGACTCTCTTCTTACACAGTCCTCCACCATCTTGGTGAATTTCTTCTTGTTCATAAAGTTAGACTCATTACCAGAAGAGTCCACACCACCTATCTGAAAATCAACCTGCATATTCTTCATCCTTTTTGAACTCTTGCTCCAGTTCACGAGTCCAGACTTGTGCGATGTCTGGATACCATGTTCCGTAGTTACGTTTGGGGGTTCCGTCAGGATAGTATGCCATAGCAATACACACCTTCTGGATTCTCCCCTCACGTTGTTCACCATAACGAAAATCAGACCACACACCACCACTGAGATACTTCTTCATATTAGAGATGTAGACTTCGAGGTCTTGATACTGTGCTCGTTCCTTCGAGACTTTAGAGTCTTTATAACTCTTCAATCCTTTGAGTTCATCAGTACAAGACTTCACCCAACCTTTAACTTTTTTCCAATGTAAGAAGTGATCAACATCCAAGTCTCTGATGCTGTGGTGTACCGACTTAGAACCATCGGCACCCCGTGCTTCTCTTGCCTTCGCAAGTCTTTCCACTGCCGCCTTCTTCTGTTCATCAGACATTGGTTTACGTCTGCGTTTCACTTTCTTACGTTCAAAACCTAACGCATCCAGATTTGCATTCTTCTTGGCATCTCTGGTGCGTTTTGCTTTTTGTGCGGGTGTCAGTTTCTTTGGCATAATAGTATATATTATAAATTATACAGCATTAAAAGTCAATAGGGAATCAACACGAAATGATCTCCAATCGTTAACATCCAAATCAAATACACGAACCGCAATTTGGTTCTTCTCAGTATTTGAATTGACATCAGTCTTGGGCATCTTATCTTCTGGTATCTTATCGGATACCAATGTTGCTCTCATCTCACGAACTGCTCCATCCTTCACTTTCGTGAACGACAAGTTTACTACACCCAGTCTCAGGGTATTTACAATTTCTTCATAAGTCATTTCATTCTCCATCATAGTTATAGTCATTAAAAGTGTAAAATTTAAAAAACAAAAACGATATATCTAAACAGAATCCATCTGAAAAATTAAAACTAATCGATGGAGTTATCCAGAACTCTCGTTCCCATTTCCACTGGTTCGAGAATACATATCTTCGTTTTCGTGTTAAGTTCATTATACAGTGTTCTCCTTATAAAGTCAAGTGTTTTTTTATTATGCTACCAAGAACCAACTAGGCACTTCACGGTTAGTCCACTTTGCGAAGTCTACCTTCTCTTTGATGTAGTAGAAACGGTATGCTTCTACAGGGTCTTCACGTTTGCAATACTCAGGCATTGCTTGTGCGAATTTGGTAAGTCTTCCGAATCGGTTAATATTATGTGGTGCAAACCACAGGTAACCACCTAACTTATCATAGGTAGCATGAACACGGCCATATCGTTTCTCATACTCCTTTGCAGTTGCTTGGAAGTGTTTGAACAACCATCGGTAGTTCTCCTCGTTCTCACGAACCCAGATGTTAGATGGATGATTCACATGAGATGCTTTGTACAAATCGTTTTGACGGGCAGGTTGTTGGAGTCTCCATCGTTTGATGTTACGACCATTCTTGGTCTTGTCTGTGTACAACTCACCGTCTAGTACACGATGTGCAGTAGACAGCATCTGACCGTACTCAGTGACCATCTTGACCACATGTTTGTCACACATCATCTGTGCGGCAATTTTGGGATCATTGTCTAGATGAAATATGTTCATCTCATAACCTCGTAAATAATAAATCCGATCATACCAACATATAGTGTTGACCAATACGCAAGGTCTAATCGGGTCAGTTCAATTTTCATAGCATTGATATCTCAGCAAGATATTGCTCAACATCACTCATTCTGAGATGACCAACAGTATCATTAGTTATGTCTGTATCATAACACAGGTCACCCTCATTGTCAAGTACCGCAATCTCATAGAGACCTTTCTTGCCTCCATAGGACATATCATGCTTGACTACAGAGGCACCATAACCATTATCAAATTTATAGATGAGTTGATAACCATTCAAATCTGGCATATCAAACTTCTCAATTGTGCAACCACCTTGGATTGATTTAACTTCCGATTGCATTATAGTATCCTTTTGCCATTACTCGGTACTTTAATTCATTTGATACTTGTTCTTTCACATAGAGTTTGGAACCAGTAAACCATTCACACGCATCACGCATATCATTCAGTTCAGATGTGTGGATGACAGTGTCAATTGGCATCTTCCAGTTCTCCATGCCCTCAGTGAGTATCTCAAACTTCTCGGTCAGAACGTCAATGCGTTCTTGGGTTGCGAAGGTAATCATACATATACCTCCGTATTGAATACTTCACGTTCCTGATACATACCAGTGACCTCGGCACTCTCTCTACGAGCAACAACATAGGTATTCTCGTAACCATGTTGTTCTAACTGGGTTTGGTATATGAACGCAGTCTCACGGTCATAACAGGGAGTAAAGAAACCTGCAAGGGGTTTGTCGGTTTCGGCACAACGAACTACATAAGTTACTTCAGACATAATATACTCACTCTTCTCATTATCAATACAAGGGTATTATAGCACACTCTTGGGGGCATTGTCAAGTAAAAACTTCATATTTTTTTCAATATATTCATCCAAGGTCAAGAAAGGTTCACCATATGACTCACGTTCTATACAGTTCTCTTGGTACATTTCATTTGCGAATATCTCAAATGGGGTACGAGGGTCGGGATTTAGTAGATTTTCCATGTTATTTTCCTATATGTTTAATGTCGGATTGGGGTATTACTTGATATGCACCCTTGTTGAATGCGGGTGCGACAGTGAACTTCTTGGATTCCTCTAGTTTGTATGAGGTATCATTGGTTTGGGTATATCCCATATCATTACGAGAAGGATACTTCTCACGATGGGTGTCACGGTGTACAGAGACTGATTCTAGGGGTTTAAACTCTGGTTTGTACCGTTTGGTCTTAGTCCATGCACTGGTCTTACGTTTGCGTCCTGATGCATCATACCGCATTGACCCATTGAGTGTTTGCATATCATTTCCTCTTTCTCTCACTATTATACATATAATACACGAATCAGCATACTTTGTCAAGTACTTTAAGTAAAAAACCTTATAAATAGAAGGACAGGAGAACGATTATGGCAGAATTATTCGATTTCGGGTTTACCCTCGTAGACGAGACAGAACTAGATGCGGTACAGACCGCAACTGCGAAAGCAGAGTCTGCGTCATCGTCTACAACAGAAACCCAAGAAAAACTAGACAAACTGTTCAATGCGATTCAACCATTGTTGAACAACCTCAAGATGAACCCTGAGAAGGAATACATCCTATGGCCCAATCGTACCGAGAAGATAGAACAGTTTGAAGATCACATTCAGACGATTTACTCAGGAAAATAAGTAATGCTCTTATACAAGACTCAACCTAAAAACTCCGTAGAGAACACCGTCATACCCCTTAGTACTAAGGAAAAGATAGTAGGTGATATCCGCAAGTGTATACCATCCTATAATGGTAAACACACCAAGGTTAATGATGTAACCTCTATGGTCACAGACGCATCTATATTGGATGCTATGATTGCGGTTTCTGGTTATGAGAATATTCTTGTAGTGCCTTCGTTTGAAAATAACGATTATCCCAAATTGAGAGATGGACGATATAGACCAATAAGAAGTGCGGGTGATCATCTTTTCCCTATCGTACACACAGTAAACGAAACCCACGGTAACATCTATGTCGCACAACCCAAGTTGGGTAATATCTTTGATGACCTCTATGCGATGTACGACATCAATGTCATTCACTGTGATAGTTGGTTCAAGATTGATGGTTCGTTTCACTTAGCAGAGAATGATGCTCCCAAGTTTGATGCCGTTGTCTTACTAGGAAACGAAGGATATAAAGAAGGTAGTTTCAATCCACAAGCAGTCAAAGCAAAGTTTGCCAGACACTGTACCGATGATTTTCAATTAGTCGATGCCTACCGTGGCACACTTCGCAGATTGACTGGCACACCAAAATCTAGGGATAATTCTATCAACCGAGTTATTAATGCGATCAATACCCCCAACAGAATATACACTCCCAAACTATTACTACTTCCAGAGTTTAAAGATAAATTAGTCAATACAAAAGATGAACTACTCTACAGACGATTGGCACATAATATAGAAAGTATTAATGAGTGGTACAAGGTCTACTAATGAACGATAACTATATTGTAGTCAAACAAAAGATTGGTGATGTCATCGAGAGTATCTTGGTATCAGACAAAGACCTCGAAAAACTGGAAGATATTATCAGGGAGCAGATCGCAAGATACCCTGCTTACGACTATCTCCAAGAAGAACCATTCATCAAGAGTATGATATGGCAAGCAATCTGTATGTCGAATATCATTACCCTAACAGGATACCAAGAAGTTCTGGTGATTCCTTCATGGAGGGACACTAACTTCTCCACATTATATCATCAACATGACAAGAAGGTGCGAGACAATCTGGTGTCAAATATTTGGCCCATCATCAATGCTTACTTTGAGCAAACCCCTAATGTCTATGTCGCATTCCCCGAAGATCATAGTTCGTTTCTGAAAGAGATTTTTAAAAGGTTTGGGGTATGGCGTCCTGATCAATGGCATACTGGAATGGAATCAAACAAAAGATTCGTGATGGGAGATGATACCTATCGGGTGTATTACCGACCAGAGTATGTTGATCTTGATTACGATGCGGTAGTATTTGCAGGACACGATATTCCAGAAGGAACTGTTTTTGATGCACAAGACTTGAAGAATGATCTTTGGTATTCGACAAACAAGTATGATAGTGTGATTATAGATATTTACCAACCTAGTGCCGATAACCGAATAATGGGTACTACAAGAGATACTCGTGAAATCTTTGAATATATAAATAACAATACAGTGTTACTAGATTCATCAGATTTACCCGAACTAGGAGATGCCCTTCCAAACATGGCATCAACACTGCAACAGCAAATTAGAGTCTACGACTAGGAGACAAACAATGGAAAAGTTAAACGAACTAAAAGAATTGATCGTTGAAAAACATGAAGACCTTTACGATGTCGCATTGCGAAATTGGGGTCTTGGTACACGATCAGTAGCATTCATTGAAGGTGTGGTAGTAGCACTATTACTGGTGTGGATTTTCTAATGATAAAGTTTAAGAAGTTTATGACAGAGGGTGTCGATGACCCCGCAATCTTTAAAGCAGTTTTCCTTGCGGGTGGCCCCGGAAGTGGTAAGTCTTTTATCGTAGGTAAAACAGGACTCCCTGCTCTCGGTCTGAAAGTCGTAAACTCAGATGATGCATATGAGGCGGCAATGAAGAAGGCAGGGATGGAAATGTCTCCCGATAACATCTTCTCGGTTCAAGGTCAAGACATCCGTGGTAAGGCAAAGGCACTTACTGGTAAGAAACAAGCACGATACCTCATGGGTAGACTTGGTGTTGTGGTTGACGGTACTGGTAAAGAGTTTGACAAAGTCAAGAAACAAGCACAAGCAATGAAGGCACTAGGTTACGATGTCGCAATGATCTTTGTTAACACTGATCTACAAACTGCTATTGATCGTGATGCTCAACGTGCAAGAACTATTGGTGAGAAAGAAGTCACCAATTACTGGAACGAAGTTCAACGAAACATTGGTGCATTCCAGACATTCTTCGGTAAGAAGGATATGTTGATCGTAGATAACTCTAACGGTAAGGATTACCAGAAAGAGACTCTTCGAGCATACAAAGATGTTCGGAAGTTCTTAGACAAACCACCAGAGAATGCCAAAGCAAAGAAATGGATTAAAAAGGAACGAGAAGCAAAGAAGAGAACTTAACTCTTCGGGTTCACCCTCACATTATCTCCAACTGGAATCTTAATATCAGAATGAGAATGATATAGATTAAAGGTAGTGTGAGGGAAT